TCCACTCGGAATAGTTATATTTGCCTGTCCAACAAAATTAGCTCCTACAAGGGTTGTTGTAATTGATATGCTCCCTTTAAATATTGTCATTTTGCTACTATTAAGTGAAGTTATACTATTGCTTATAGAAGTGATTTTTTGAGAGCTGTTTAACATGTCTTCTAAAGCTTCAGGATTTATTCTTCCACCCTCAATAGCTAAAACTCTTTGAAGAATAATTGCTAATTCTTCAGAATCCATAATAGTAACATTATTAATTGTTTCTCCATCATCATCTTTCCAGATTACAGTTGCTCCACTAATCCTATTTTCTTCATCTTTATGAACATTTATTTCATACTTAACCATAATTAATTCACCTTATATTTTTTATAATACTATTAATAATATTAGTTGTAGTAGTGCCAATTTTAACAGTCTCACCCTCTGGATTTCTTGAATCCTTATTAGTTTCTTTGATTCTACCATCAATCACCATTCTAAGATCTTTAATTTTAATTGGAACTTCATCTCCAACATTATAATATTCAGGGTTTCCATCAGTTAGTTTTTTCATATCTATTACTTTAGCTTCTACTGTAATTTCTGATTTACATAATTCATCACTTCTTAATGTTTCTACAGCTTCCCAGTAGATATTCTGGTTTATTTCTTCACTTGTTTCAAAATAAGCACAGCGTGGAATTGTAGTTGCACTTCCTTCTTTAACATGCATTCTAGTATACAATGCAGCTATTTCATCTAGAGCATCACATACTATATATAATTGCCCAGCTACCTTTGTGAAAGGAGCTACTCTTGTCCCAGTTGGGACCCATTTATTTTCTTCATCAATATAATAACCATACCCTATTGTTTGCCCTCGCTGACAACTCCAAGCTTTCCATGCTGCCATTATCTGCATGAAAGTTTTCTCATCCTCAGATTTCTTTTTTTCAACAACATTATTACCCACAGGACAAACAGCTATCCTTACATCAGTATCATCAATAGTCCAATTAACATCAGGACTATTATAACCAACTTCTATAGGGCTTTCATGCTTTTTTCCTATTTTTTTTATTAAATCTAAATATCTTATGATTTTATTAGTGCTTTTATTCAAAACATAGCGGAATTGGAATTCATATCCTGTTTTAGATTCAATTTCACGGAGTAGGGCCATGTGGTTTATTATTCCCTGATAAAAGAATAAAGTAGGAGGAGTATTTATTATGCCTATTGTAAAGAACTGGCCAAAATGAGTATTTAGATTATTTGTTGTAAGTTCAAATTGGTGAGTGTAGTTAATTTCAATTGGAAGAGTTTCTGATAATTCTCTTGCTACTTCAGTTCCATCTATTATTATAGAATTATTAACAGTATTAACATCTTTTGGACCATGTAACACATATAATACATTATTTCCATCCCCACTAAACTCTAAAAACACCTTATTACCTGGTCGGAGGATAGTTTCATATCTACCAACAAGATCTATTTCATTATTAGTATCATCAACAATTGGATGAGTTATTCGGATTGTTCTAAGGCCGTGGAGTTCATTATCTTCTGGAATTTCAACAAATTCAGGATTTAAAGTATCTATTATTTGTTCATTTGGTGATAATACTAAGACTTGGAGGTTTTTAGTTTTAAAGCTCATCCTATCCCTTCTTTAAAGATTACTTTTTCAACTATACAGTTTTCAGATAATGAGCTAAAGTCATATTCTCCAAGTAAACCAAACCAACCCCAGGATAAAGTAGCTTTATTAGTATGATTATTTCCAAGGTTATCAAAAATAGTTCTTTTATAGCAATCAATAGTTAATATTCTGCCATTTTCCCAGTTTCCAGATAATGTCATTTCTTGTTTATCTACAGATTCAACAATTTTAACAGGCCCTCCAAGACAAACAACTTGTAAAACAGGATAAACATTTCTAAGACCATTATTAACTCCCACAGGGCCAGTTACTTTAGTTTCTCTTGAAAAACCTACTCCATCAAGTATTAAAAAGTTAGCAGTTGATTCAATAGTAGCTATATTGTATTTTTTCTTAAACCCTCCTTCAGGAATAACCATATATGAGATGTTTTTAGCTGAATCAAAAATTAATTCCTGTTTTGAAGGAATTATTCCTTTATTAGTGTCTTTAGTTATCCATTGAACCGCTTTTTGGAATAATAACTCTGCCTCTTCAACAGTATCCCCTTCAACTTCAAAAGGAACATTAATAGTTTTAGCTTCAATATTACTCCCAGTTCCAAGCTCACCATCACTACCTTTAAGATTTAATCTATCAATTTTATTATTAGCTCCACCCCAATCATCCAAGTCTTTTAACATGAAAATTCCATAATCTCTACAATGTTCACCCTCAAGAGTAAACCCTAAGGCCCCTTCGGTTATGTCTTTTTCATAAAATAAGATTAAACAAACATTTTTTATACTAACATCTTGATTTTGTATAGTTGAATTAATGAATTTAAGATCAAAACTAAATCGGTTCAAGTTTATTTCATGAGATTTAAGACCCCATTTTTCAGTTAAATCACCAATAATACAAAAATTATTATTTGGATTTAATATTACACTTCTTCTATTTGTTGATCTATCAGAATGTAATTGTGATTCAACAATTAACTCAGATTCAATTTCATAATCAAAACTTATAGCTATTCCCCTTTTAATCAAGTTTTCATCACTTTCCAAACCTGCAAAATTAATATCTTTAAAATTATATTTAGCGGTTGATCTTCTAGTTGGAATAGTTGTAGAAGTATAATCAACATTTTCAATAAGTGATTCTAAATTATCAAATAATATAACTGGATTTTCATATTCACTTTCAGAATAAGGACCTTGTTTAAGCTGCCATGCACCAAAAAGCATACTATTTGTCAAATCTAATTCAAGATATTGACCATAAATTATAATTCTTAATGGCAAATCTTTATTATATGTGAATTCTACATATATTTCTTGCAATGAATTAACACTTGAACATCTAGTACCTAATACTTCATTTTCACCAATTAACACCCCAATTTTATTATTTTTAACACCATTGTAAATACTGTTTAAATAAGTATCTTTAACTGTACAAATTGTGCTTAGATTATATAATTCTCCATCTTCTAAGAATCTGAAAAAGCTTTCTGGAGGTTCAATAATACTATAATTACAACGGGTAACTTCTTGGCCTATTATGGTGAAGTTTTGTAAAAATACATTAGTGCCTAATGTTACTTGTTGTGTGAAGTCTCCAGGACTAATAGCTGTTAAATTAAGTGTTAATGTGGCTTTTCTATTGACAAAAGTAGCATTCCATATTCCAGTTCGAGAGTCATATGTACCATTAATATTTTGAATTCTTCTTAAAAGAACTCCTTCATTTAAAGGAATATTAACTGTTTTATTTTTAATTAAATCTTGATTAGTGTCTATTGTGATAGTATAAGCAAAATCTTCGCCTCTTACAAGATTAATATCTCCTTGAAGATTACTTTTTATTGTGTAAGTTTCTTCTATTGCAGTTGTTGTTCCAGTATTATTTGTTCCAGTGTAAACTTCAGTAGCTTTAACTTGTTTTACACCAGTAGTAGTTGCTCTAAGTGTTATTGTTAAAGTAGTTGAACCATTAGGACCACTAAGGGCAGCATTCCAACGATTATTATATCTATCTTTTTCACTGTAATCTTTATTATTAGAACTTACAAATTCAGTACCAGCAGGTAATACTACTGTTACTGGTACTGCAACACCATTATTAGCATTGTTAGTATTTTTTAATGTAATTGTAGCTGTGAAATTCTCATTTTTCAAAACATTACTTGTTTGAGCAACAGTTAAAGAGTATTTTGGAGTTTCATAGTACACAGATAAAGCTATATAATCAGCATTAATTCTGCCAGCATTAGTACCACTATTTTTAGCATAATCTACTTGCACACCAAAATTAGCAGACATGACTTGGTCTGCCGTTATTTTACCAATGCCCCACTTTAAGTAATAAGTATTGCCTATTTTTTCTATTCCAGGAGGAAGTGTGCCTGTTATAGTGACATTGTTTAATGGTTGGCACAGATAATGTATTAATTCAGTCGAAGCAACGGTAACACTAAGAACATTTGATGGAGTATATATCCCAGCTACAGACCCACTTTGAGTTGGTCTTATTCCAGCATGATTCATCCAATTTGAAGTAGGATGTATTAATCTTAATGCTGTGCTTGGAATGTTTGGAACATTACTACTGGTATTGTTAGTATTTCTTACCATATCTCGCCATTCAGCTTCAACACCACGAATAGCAGTATTACGATCATTGAAAAAAAAGCCAAAATCTTGAGCTGTTATTACTCTTGGTCTTGCAGGATTTCCACTATTAGCAGTTATATTACAAACAGCAAAGACATTGTTACTTGCAATAAGATTACCTAATCCTTGCCAGTTAGCTCTTGTAGGCACACCACTATTATTATTAGCTCCATCCCCTTCAGCAAATATTTTAGCAATTCGTCTCATTTTTTGAACAGACATGGTCTATACTCCTGTGATTATTAAATTTTCTAAACTAACAACATCTGAAGAACTATTTCTTAAAAGATTAGCTTTTATTTCAATAACTCCTAAATCAGCAGTTTCTAATATAAAAGGACTTAATAAATTCTGTTCATAAAGTACTCCATTATTATAAACATCATAAAGTATATTGGTCCCATAAGGAGTGGCTGCTGTGTGAGCTATTCTTATTTCATCATATTCTACAAAAAGAATGTTTTTTATCTCTGATCCATAACCAGAAACAAAACCTTTTAAATTACCTTTATTAAGCATTGGTTGATATATTTCTGCACTTCCACCAGTAATTAGTTCAAAAGCAGTATATTCAGTATCTGTTGGAGTTTCAACACTTAAATATAATCTTGATTCATTTACTGTTGTTAATTCATCACTTTCAACTGAATCTATTAAATTATAATTTAGATCATAAAATTTAGCAATTAATTTAATATTATTAACATTATTTGCAAAGAAACTGAAAGTATAAATTTCTTCAGAATCAATTTTCAAATAATTTAAATTAGTATATTCTCCAAAAAAATAAATAATATCAGCAGCATTTATTATATATTTATTATCTTGAATAATTACTGTTGAATTAGAATAGAAAGTATTATTTGGCATTATTAATGGATTGCTAACTTCCACAGGCAATATATTATCAGTTATTTTTTCTTGTCTATCAAAAATATTAATAGTTCTAGACATTACAGAACCAGAAAGATTATTTCCAGATAAATTTATCTTCCCACTTCCAAAAACAGTATTAATGTGATTCCTAAAAGTTTCAGCATATAATACTATTAACTGACCCATAACAGGACTCATTAAAACAGCATTCAAGTTTTGTTCATTAATATTAATGGTTGAAGGAGTTATTTCACAATTAACCCCTTTAATCATTCCTATAGTTTCAAGGTATCCTAAGTCATCACCAATAATATTGCCTCGACTTATTACTGTTCGTGGATTAGTAACATATTCAGCCATATTATACGAACCCTCCAGTTGCAGCTTTTTGACGATTTAATAAATTCTTTAATGCTTCAGCTATCATATTGATAAAGTTTTTATCTTTAACAATATTTCTATCAAATAAAGAATCTTTTACAATTTGTTTTAATTCTTCTTCACTGATATGGTCTGGAACATTTTGTAAATCAACAGTAACTTTATAATCTTCATTTTTCAAGTTTAAGGTAACTTCTAATTTATTGTCATCAAGATTATTATATTTAGTAATTAATGGTGATGGTCCAGCTGACTCTTTTGGAGTCCATCCTTTGCCTAAACTAGCTCCAGTTGTATCCATTTTATGGCCTGCAACATTAGCCCAGAAATGACCTACACTGCCCCATTTTCCATGAACTTTAGTTGCAGGTAATCCGAAAGTATGAGCTAAAGCTATAAGTGCATCTGCACCATCAGAACAATTTACACTACCTTTTTGAATAGCTTTTGTCCAATGACCATCCCTTTCACTATCAAAATAATAATCATAAGTAATAGCATTAGGATTAAACAATGAAGATGCTATTCCCTTAAATGTATTAAAGTCTATTTTTGGTGAACTGGTTAAAAATTCTTTAACTTTAAAAGCTAAACCAGTAGGATATTTATTCATTATACTTGGCCCTTTCATGGACCAATTACCACTAGTATCTTTTATATTTTTAACATTATGAGTAACAGTATCTAACCAACCAGCACCACCAATATCTTTAATAGAACAATTAATACAATCATCATCTAATAAATCTTTAATATTAATATTTTGACCTGTAAGTCCTTTAAACTCAGCACAGCTAGAATCTACACAAGAATTATTAGTAGCTTGAGTGAAACTAATAGTTTGTTCCCTCAAAGGCATAACTCTATTTAATATACTACTAAGGCCACCAGCACCACTACTAACTGGACTACTGTAACCTATTGGTCCAGCACCCCATTTACTAGGATTCTGTAATTTAGTATAAAAATCTTTAATATTAGATCCAAGATTATCGAAATGAGTTTTTGACTGACTACGGATATTATCTGCTGATTTAACAATATCATTTTTCATACCAGCCCATGCATTACTCATTTGATTAGCTGAACTTTTAGTAGTAGAAATAACACTATTAAGAGTGCTACTGGTATCTGATTTAACACGATTCCAACTATCTTTATCCTTTTTAACTAAGTTAGTTAAGTTTTTAACAACTCCACTAGTCATATCCTTGAAAGTTGAAACTACATTATCCCCAGTTTTATTAACAACCTTTTCAGTTTCACCAGCATTAACTTTTAATGCATCAACTGATTCATCACTGATAGGAATACTAATATTAGTATCAATTTCAATACTTGGAATATTTTGTAAATCTTCAACTGCACTAATATCAAGTTCAGTTCCATCAAAACCATCAGATATCCCACTACCCATTTCTTTAGCCGCATTATAACCTTCTTTTGCACTATCTTTAATTCTATTAATAACTCTTTTAGTTTCATCAAGAATAGCATAATACAATTTACCAGGAGACTTAATTCCCAAAGCACCAAGGGCACCATCGAGTATTTTTTTACCCATATCTGTGGCTTTTTTAAATAAGTCACCTCCAGCTTCCATTATTTTATCACCAATTCGCATTAATTCATCCCAAACTTTCTGAGGGAGTTTTTTAACATGATCAATGACACCTTTAACAATGTTGCTTCCAGTTTTTTTAGCTTTATCTAATGCTTGAGTAGCAAATTCTACTATTTTTCCAATAGCTTTTAATAAATTATTCCATAATTTACTTGGTAATTGAGTTATAGTTTTAATAATATTATTTACAAACCCACTAGCTGATTTTTTTCCAAATCCTAACATTTCCAAGGCCCAATCAGCCACTTTTAATAAAGTTTCTAATAAAAATTTTTTAATTTGTAAAGGTAATGTTCCAATGAAAAATAATAATTGAAGTACAAAGTCAGCACCACTTTTATCTGCAAGCCCTGTAAATTCCATCACCCATTCTATGATAGAATCTATAACATCCATCAATTTGTTATAAATTTTACCAGGTAGCTCTGTTAAAAATTTAACTATGCCATTCCATGCATCAGTGATAGCTCCACCTATAGTTTCCCATATTGATTCTGCAAACTCTTTAAATATCTTAAATATATCTCCAAAAATACCTTTTATCATATCTTTTACGGCATCCCATATTTCCTCTAAAGCTTCTCCAGCATCTTTATTACCACTTATAAGATCTGCTATAATAGTAATAAATTTAACAACAAAACCAAATACATTTTTAATAACGGCCCAGACTATTTTTAATGGAATAGTTATATAATCAAACCAGATTTTTCCAAGTTTCATGACTATTGGCATTACATGAGTTTTTATAATTCCTCCTACCCAACTTAAGACCCCTCCAATTTGTTTAATTACGCCAGTACCTTCTTTAGCAGCTCCTCCCCCGAAACTTTTAAAGAATCCACCTACTGCTTTTCCTATTTTATCAAAAGCTTGTTTAACTGGAGATAATGCTTTCATTAAGTTTTTCCATTCATCAGTTAATTTTTTAACAACAGAATCATATAATTTTTTAAGAGCATCCATCAGAGGTTGTAAGCTTGTTTTTAGTTGATTGAAACCATTTTTAACAGAATCTATTACTGGTTTTAGGTAAGATTTAACAGTATTAACAAATTTCATTACTGTGTCACTTACCGTGTCCCAGTTTTTAATTAATAATACAATAACTGCAACAACTGCTACAGCTATAGCTATGAATGGTAACCATGGAGCAATAGCTGCCCATCCTGCTGCTGCAGCAGCCCATAATCCTGGTATAGATGCACTTGTAGCAGCATTTTTGGCCCATGTTGCAGCAGTACCAGCACCCTTAGCAATAGTATCTTTAGTTGTCAAGAGAGTGCTTTTAGCTTTAGCTATCAAACCTTTATTTTCAGCTACGGTTTCAGCATTTTTAGAAATTGTAGATGCATCTGTAGCTATTTTAACACCAAAAACATTATCTTTCAATTGAGTTATTACTTTAGTGGACCCTACAATACCTAACCCTGCAGCACCAATATTTCCAATTCCTGCTACAACACTTCCAATAGGTCCAATGATATCTCCAAATGTTGCTTTAAGTCTATCTTGTGCAGCATTAAAGTGAGATGTTAAAGTAGTATTTTCTCTTGTAACATCAGCCATTCCTTTTACTTTATCGGAATAGCCTTCTGTTGTTTTACTAGCATCAGTTAATGTTCCTTCAGTTAATCCTAATGCTTTTTCAGTAGCTGCTAAATCACCATTGTTTTCTTCTAATGCTTTACTAAATGCTTTAGAAGCTGCCATTGGACTTTTGTATTTTCCTGCAAGTTTAGATAGTGCTACACTTCCAACATCAACACTTAATCCATAGTCTTTTATAGCTGGGCCTGAGACATTAAGAAAACTAGTAAAATCATCAACTGATAAATTCGTTTCACTAGTAATATAGCCTAATGCATTAAAACTTGAACCTAAATCGTCAATAGGAACTCCTGTTTTTGTAAGTTTTCCTATTAATGCATTTGTTTCAGATCCTGTCTGGTTAAATGCTAGTTGTAATTCTTTAGCATTTCCCATAGCTTTATCCATAGCTTCGCCAGAATCAATATTTGCTTTACTGAATCTTGCAAGATATCCAGTAGCATCTTCTACAGTTGTATTTGTATCAGCATAACCAACACTCATATCTTTAACTTCGGATGTTGTTTTCCCAGTTTGAACTGCAACATCACCCAAAGTTTTATTTAAATTAGATGCCTCATCAGATAATCCTTGAACAGATGATGCAGCACTAGTTGATAAAGAACCTACATAAGCTAATGATGCTCCTTCAACAGCATTCAAGTTTATTGATGCATCTTCAGCAGCTTCACTTACTTCTTGAATAGGTCCGGCATCAATTTCACATATTGAATCTGCTGCGCTACTTGCAGATGCTCCTGTGTCATCAAGACTTCCAGAAGCTGCATCTGCATCAGAAGAAACATCATCAAGGGTACTACTATCAATGCTATCTATACTTTCATTTACAGATGCAGCTGCATCTGTAACAGTATCAATACTTTCAGATGCACTTTCAGCTGTAGATGATACTGTTTCCATAGAATCAGAAGCATTACTACCAACATCTTTAAATACATCACTAGCTTGATCAATAGCATTAATAATAATATCAATAATATCTGACATGATAATCACTTTTTAGGATTTAATCTTTTTCTTTGTCTTTCTAATGCTTTAGCTTTCCAATCATCATCAGAACTATATAGATTATTTTGTTTATTTTCAGTAATTGTAACTCCAAGAACTTTAAGTAATGTATTAAATTTATCCATATAATTTTGTCTATATTGTTCCAAGTTGATTTTATCTCTTAATTCATATGATGCCATATACATTAAGAAATGCTTCTGTACAATGGTTTCCTTATTTTGGTGATTTGCCAATAAAGAACCATCTTTGTGTTTTTGGTATAATATTTTAGCTTCATCTGTTTTTGAGAAATTGTTTAACAGTATCTAAACTGTCCTCACTAAGATTAGAAATTTTAATTACTTCTTTAAATAATTGGTCTGGAATTCCAGCATCTAAATTTCTAATTGCAACAGGATCAACATCCCTATCATCAATACTTAAACTCCAAGCAATAGCTAAATATTTAGTTTCATCCTGACTTTCACTCATAGTACCAGAATTAAGAGTAGCTTTCCCCTCTTGCTTTTCACCATCATCTTCAGCTTCAGCTAATTTTTTAGCAATTTCATCTCTGAAACCTTTTCTTTTAGCATCCCCTGGTTTAAATGTAATATCTACATTAACAGGTTCTTTTTCTAAAGCTTTTAATCTACTTAATTCACCATCAGTTAATGGTCTCATGGCCATTTCTTTATCATTAATTTTGATTGTTTTTATAGCATCTTCTCCAGATACTAATTGATCTAATATATCTTGATTGTTGATTGGTATTTTTGACATAGCTATCGCTCCATTATAATAATTTAATATAAAAAATTGTAATATAATAATAAAATGATAATAAATAAAAATAAAAAATAATTAATTAATATATAAATAATATATTTAATAAAAAAATAAAGTCCTGGAAAAAAATTAAACCCAGGACAAAAAAACATAAAATATTTAGACTGTAGTTAAAGCTGGAGTTTCATTAAGAATACTAGCTATCCACGGAGTCTTAGCTTTAGTAACTCCATCATCCAATGTAACAATATCAGCTAACAAACCCATTTCTAAAGACTGAGTAATAGCATCAGACCCTTCCAAAGTTTGAGGTACATTCTTTAAATAACACTTATGTAATTTAAAATTCATACTATAACCGTTTTCATCTACAAAATCAGATTGTAAGCTAAAGGTTTCAGTCTTCGGAGTAGGGCCATCAGGACCACCCCAGTATTCTTGAAGTAATGATTCATCTTCAAATTCCATATCTATTTTGAGTGTTGGTGCAGATGCATTAACTCTTATTTTTCTTGGATGCATATCACCTTGTCCTTGAATAGCTGCTCCAGAATTACTTCCTTCCCAAGCCCAATTAGTTATCTTAGGACTCCAGTCCTCAGTATCTTTATAAGTATTTACTTCATAAAAAGCTAAAGGATAACCTTCATGCCTTTCAATATCAGATTCATTCTTTAAAGGACCTCTATGGTCCTTTCTTCCTAAAACATCAAAGTTACAATTACATAAACCATCACTTACACTTATTCCTAATTTATCAATTATACATCCACTAAATTGATGTTCGAATTTTTCTTTCCCTACAAATGCAGAAAAAGAAGGTAGTTTTCTATTAGGAGTTTGGTATATTTCATGAAGATTAAATTCACCAGTACTAGAGTTATCTGTGAAATTATAATTTCCCCCGAAGTATCTTAGGAAGTATTGTAAGCTTATGAGGTCCATAGCATACTCACTAGAACCAGAAGGACTGTAAAATCCTTTTTTAGTTCTACTAGCTGTACGGTCCATTGTAGGTAAATCTATATATGCTCCTTGTGCTGCATCTATACCGCATTTTCCAAGGTCCATATACATTATTCTATCTGTTGCTAACTCCCCATAGGTTGTTTCATCACCCCATGAGAAGTATCTTTCACCTGCCATAATTATCACCATTATAAAAAATTAATAAAAAATATATTTAATATAAAAAAAATTGAGTTAAATAATATAAAAAAATATTATAATTAAATTATAATATTATTTATAAACTTCATGATTTAAAGCAAAAAAAACAGTAGTTCTAAGACCATTTTTATTCTCAATATAAATAGTATTGTCTTCAATAAATGTTCTTCTAACATTACCATTAAGAGTAAGATAATCTCCATCATTTTGAAGTTTATCTAACAAAATATCATTAATTTGTAATGCTAATTTATAGCTAGCTCCTTCAGTACCATTAATAATAACAGCTATAACAGAAGGAATATTTTTAGGAACATTTTGTCTTCCTTGAGCATTCCAAAAATTACCAGAACCTTTGACATAAACTGTCCCAGTTGGTTCTCCAAAAGTTGGAACTGATTCAGGGAAACCCTCAATAACATTATTTACTATTTTTTTATCTTTATTATCAACAGTTTTAGCTAATAATATTTTCAACTGGTCCGATACTATTTCTGTTGTTGCAACCATATTTTTAAGCATTGTTGATCACCCATCTAAATTAGTTAGCCAATCTATTAATTCTTGTTTAGTTGCCTCTATGTCCGATTGAGAATTAGTAAATCCTCTTTCAAAATAATTATCTGCTTTTATTCCTGGATGATGAACTTTTCTAACAGGATGTGCAGCCCCTGGCCAAAACAACCAAGGATTTCCTTCAATAATATATGGATCAGTTCCTAAGATAATGAATAATGCATAAGGAGCTACTCCTTCATCAGGAAAAACTCTTGCACTAAATTCACTTAATTCTTCAATTATAGTAGCTGCCATTAAATTATTAGTTATATATGGAGCAGCATCCATTACATTATTTTGAACTTTAAAAACCAGACTACTCTTTGATTCAGATAATTTAGAAGGAATATTAATCCCTTTATTAGTAAGTCTATCAAATAGAGAACCATCAGCTAGACTTATTTCCATACTATCTGACATAATAATATTACCTGAATATTTTAGCTATTTTACTAGGAGTTTGACTAACACGATAAGGATGGTTCTTTTTAGCTTCCTCTTCTTTCTTTTCATCTAATATTTCTTTAATATAATCACAGACAAAAGATTCGGCCTTTTCAAGAAAACCCTTTTCATTTTCACTACGGTCTTTAGGATTATTAATATGCATAATTTGTAGAATATCACTAATAGCATAATAATTAGCTGCTTTTATAAGAGTTTCAGGAGCAGTAGCTGGTTCATCAATTCTATAACTTTTCAGTTTAGATTTAATAAAAATATTCCCATTGCTGGCCGCCTCTTTAATTGCATCATCACTAGATGTATCACCAGTAAATTTAATCATATTTCTAATAGATTCTTCCTTAGCATATTCTACCATAATTATTCAACTCATATTATATTTTTTATTTTATAGCTAACACTTTATATTTAACACCAGCTGGAGCTGTAACTATAACATTAGCTGTTCCACTACCAGTATAAGCTAAATCATAACCCATACCGTCTGGCACTGAAACAGGAATTACTACAATTTTTGATGGTTTTTCATCAAATCCATGAGGAATATTCTGTGCAGTGCCATTTCCTTCTTTAACATCACTTATAAAAATAGCTGTTCCAGCTCCACCACCAGAGCTACCTCTATTTTTATTCAACCACCTTACTATTCCAGCTATAGGTCCACCTTTTGCTTGATATATTTCTTTTAAAGAAATTTCATCAGACATAATAATCACCATCTCATATATATTATAAAAAATATTGAAAAAGAATTATAATATTATTATAATCCTTCACAAATCATAGATGCTTCAGGTTCTTTCATACCTGCACCAAACTCCATCCAAATCTCAATAACATTATATTTAGGAGTTCTTTGCATTTTAAACATGTCTATGTTAATTAAAGATTGAGGGAATGATTCCTCTTCGCTATTGCTTGGGCTATCCTCATTAGTAGCTGAATCAATTTCAACTCTTCTAACATTAGAATAAGCTGGATCAACATTTTTGAAGGTACTAATTGGTGGGAATCTACTATCCATAGCGAAGCCATTACCTTCGGGTAATGCTTCATCAAAGTTTCTATAAGTAGTACCTCCTTTTTTAATAGTATCCAAACTAATTTCTGCACCAAAACCCGGGATTGATTCTGCATACTCTTTGTAACCATAGAAAGGATTAGTATTAAGTAACATAGTGTCTAATCTCCATGGCTTACCTTCAATCTTCATTTCTTTTTCTAATTGTATCATATCAGATTGAGGCATAGCATCTATATCATCCCATTTGCCTTTTAGTTTTGCTTCTGATTTTCTAGCATTATTCACTGCTTCTTCTCCAACAATACTAGTAGCTTTAGCAGCTATGTTATAAATTGATTGATTGTAACCTCTTTTTAAATCATCTGCAAAGTCCCCTTGCTTTTTAGCACTATCTAAAAATTCAATACTATATCCAAATACTGCTAAATTACCAATATTATAATCAATAGTACTAATATTCAAAGTATCAAGTTCAGATAATGGTCCAAGTTCTAAAGGCTGACCAAGTCCACCACTTTCAGCTCTTACTTTAGCTGATTCAGCAGCATTCATTCTTTTAAACTGCCCTACATCATTTTGAGTCGGAGGGAATAAATCCAACCAACTAAGAGCGGGGCTTAATTCATTTAATATTTCAATTTCCACATAATTAGGATTTAATAAATCATCAATATTTGATGTTAAAATTGCCATAAGTATCAATTCTCCATAATTATTATATTATATTATTTTCTTACATATCACCAGTAAAACCAGTTAATACAGCTATCTTTGTAATACCTGTATCAGTTCCTTTTCTTGGTTCTAAAACTCTAGTGCTATTTTTATCACTTGATTTAGTGAATTCTGTAGCAGTATCTAATTTAACAGAATCATGACATTTAATATCATCAGTAATTCCATCAACTAAAGGAACAGTAGCTATTTTACTTCCAAAGAATTCAACATCACCAATTTGAGGTTTATAACCTCCCCATGGTGTAGCTACTGTTGGAATAGCTCCTCTTGGAGCTGACACTAATAACCCAATAGCCTCATCACCAGGATTAATTGCTTCAACAAGAGGCAATCCATCTATAAAACCAACAGCTTTAACATAAGTTTCATGTGGCTCATATTGAATTCCATTTTCAGGAACAACTCCTTTAGCATTTCCTTCACTTTTCATTACAAAGCTATCTTTCAAATTACCAGTCATTATTCTAGCTGCAACAACAACTCCGGACTTACCAGTTTGTCTTTCATATGATTTTGACATAAATACCATATCTCCATAAATTTAAATTATAATTAAGGTCTTTTTTTAGCTTTAGCATGATCAGAAGGCAAATAAAGTTCAGTTTCTTTATCTTCAGGATTACTAGCTCCTGCTTCTAGTCCTCTTTTGCCAAGTGGTACAAATGGCTCAATGGTGTTCATGTGTTCTTTATAAGCTTCCGGACTAGATTTAGCAAATTCTACTAAACTTCCTTTTTGTTTAGGTAATGCTTTTCCAGCTTGAATAGCTGATTCAACTAATGCCTCAGCTAATTCATCACTTTTAGCTGCTTCCATAGCTTCTATTCTTTTATTTTGTTCTTCTATTTGTTTAGCTAATTTAGCATCAACATTTTTTTTATCACCATCGGAATTATCTTTTTTAAGTTCATCTAAAAGCTCTTCCTTTAAAGTATCAAGTTTTTCATCCATTTTTTCATCTATTGTATCACTTATTGTTTCTTCAACAGATTCTAAAATTTGTTCTTCTATTTTTTCAGTGTCAATTTCCACTTTATTTTCATTACCTGCCATAATTTCACCTTTTTGTGCTGATAATCTTGCATTAAAAATACCATTATCAGATTTCTTATTATTATCAATAGTACAAGTTTCACAAGCTCCCTTTGGAACGAAATCAACTCTTTCTATTTTAGTTTGAACAGCTATACTGTCTGCTTTCCCTGTAGAACAAGGTTTACTACATATTGATCCTACACTACTCAAAGCTTTTAATTTCCCCTCATCATACATTTGTCGAATCATTGGATTAGTTAAAGTAGCTTCTTTAATATATATCTCATTATCTTTAGCATACACATCATGGATCTTTCCAACATTTAAAAGATCCAACTCTTTTAAAATAGGATATTTATTTAGATCTGCTTCTTTAATGTGATCTATTCCCAATGGTATGCTTCCATTTTTTTTAATAGTTCTTTTCAGCTCTTTATAAGTAGCATCTATGCTCCCACGAGTTACAAAGAGTTTATGCGGTTTATCATCTACATATGGAGTCATTATTCCATGAGTCCACATCTTAACGTTTTTCATACTATCACTAGCTTTAACAGTTCTCTAGGAGATTTATTTAACTTAGGATTCATTGATTTAATTAACTTAATCTCTTCATCCATCATTCTTTGATGAGCATTATTTCATTTTTTAATAGTCTTTAAAGTTGTAACTTTACAATTATTAGGACCAACTTTTCTCATAGCTGTATAAAGAAGATTACCTTTCCTTTCACCATTATTAGCTCTGTGCTTATGTTTTGCAAATCTTTCAGCTACAGGAGTATTAGTAGAACCAATATAATATCCCTCACCAGGACAAGTTATTTTATAAATATAACCATAATCATCACTCATATTGCAGCCCATCCTCTAGCTTTTTCTAATAAAACATTATTAATTGGCAATATCTGATAATCATGCAAAGCTAATAGTTCATGAGAATTAATAGCTTCAATATTTACTAAGTCTTCAACAACTGATGATTTAATTGGATCAGTACTATATCTAGGCACACATCTACAATTTGGATGCAATGGTGGTAAGTATTCAGTATCATTAATATCAAATACTTCGCCTTGAAAATTATAAGTTTCTTCACATAATGGACAACAATCAGGATGACTATGCACAGTATAAGATTTAGCCCCTATTGTCTCAGCGTTTAGGTGATTTCCTAAGTTACTGGCCCTCATAGTTTCAGTACGAGCTATAGTTAAAGCACGAGTTTTAGTCATACTGTCTATTTCAGAACTCATTTCTTTAGCTATATCCCTTGGAGCTAACTTATTATTATAAGAATTAACAGCTATTTTACGGAGATCATTTTTCATATCGTTACCCATTTTAGTAACAAGATGCATAGTAGATTCACTAATAACTCCTTTCATAATAGCTTGATTACTACCTTTAGGAAGTTTAGTTGAATAAACAGTATCAGATATAGACTTAACTAAGGCCGCTGTTTTATCAGCTTTAGCTCCAGTAGTCAATGGATTTTGAGTAGCATAACCATCAAGCTTTTCAATCCAAGTATCAATATCTTTACTATTTTTGGTCCTAGTAGCAACATCAAGGCGAATATCTTTCATTAAAGTTTTGAATCTTTTCTGATTAGTCTGATACCTTTTAGCTAATGAAATTGCCATGTTACCTATCCTCAGGTTATAATTAAATCTTCACTTCCAGGAATAGGATCATGATATTTACTAACATCTTCCAATTCCTCAGGATCATCATCTGGACGAATATTATTAATATCAACTTTAACATCAGATAATTTTTCAACAATATTAGCTATTAACTCATTAAACCAATCAGCATCAGCATCAATAGTCATGTTAGCTACATAAGGTTGTAAAGCTTGTAATAATGCAACAATATCTTTATCTTCAAAAGACTGAAAAGTAAAATTAGGTGAGTTAGCATCTACAAAATTCCATCCTACAAATTTATTAATAGTCTTTTGTATCTTTGCAGCCATCTCAATATGTAAACCCTCAAATATCATTTTAGTAACTTCAATATGAGTTTGACTTTGAGAATAAGCTCCACCACCACCAGCCTGACCAAATAATAAAGTTCCTATGAAAAATCTACGGAAAATAAGGTTGTCATGATATTCAATAGCTTGGAAGAAAGCCTCTCCACGGTGTGCTGATTCAAGGATTTCTAACCTGTCATCAGCATTCATTGTGATATTAGTTGTTCCTTCAGCTATATCATCCAAGTTATCAGTGACTCTATCAACATTAGTATAATCTTTTAAAAATGCAGCTATAGCTGGAGCCTCATGTTTCTCAAGATAAATAGCTAGCCATTCAAGGATTTTCTTTTTAACATAATAATTAATATAAATACTATTTAGTATTGATTTGCCTTCAACATCTCCAAGTTCAGATCCAAAGGAATATCTTAGACATTTTTCTATTTCAATCTCAACTTCACCATATTCACTTTTCTGATGAATATGAGTAACTTCGCCTTTGTCATTATATTTAAAAGGCTCATTTTGTAAAGTTTTAATATGTAAAGGGAATAAGTCTTTTAGAACTATTAAGCTATCTTCATTTATTTCATATACTTCTTCTTGAACACTAAAACCATATTTTATAGCTGTATAAACATTTTTTCGGACACTTCTAAAATCTGTATCTAGATTATCTATTGCATCTCTTACAAAATCAGCTATAGCTTTGTCCTCTTCAGAATCGCTATTAGCTGTCACGGTCCAATTTCGACTTAATAAAAATGCTTGTATAACTTCTAATCCTATTGTTATTTGTGCATCTTCATCTTCCATCTTTTTATAATCATTATAGCTTAGCTTTTTTTTATAAGGATCATCACCATAAACATCATTAATCCATTTACTTCTTTCAGTATGTCCAGTTCTAGATGGATTAATTCCTTTTTTCTGACCTATAGTTTTAGGAGGAGTTTCTTCTTTAGTTCTTTTAAATGGTGCTGTGATAGTATCTATTATGTTCATCTTCTATTCCTCCTTTTCATAGCTGCACGGCTAACATATTTATTGTCTTGTTTTTTGCTAGCGTATTTTTTCTTACCAGTACTGTAAACTGCTTCATCAACTTTATTAGGGTCCAAGTGAAACAACTCCAGGAAAGCACCACTATTAGCATCAACACGATCTTTATATTTTCCCCTAGGGAATTCTATATGCTCTTCAATAAATTCATCTATATCTTCTTGCTTTCCAAAAGTATCTTCAACAATATAAATCTTATTTAATTCACCATGAGTAGCTAATAATTCAGCTCTTTGCTCTTTACTACCTAACTCACTTTCAACAACATCTTTAAAATTAAAACCAGGTAATCTTTTGGCATATTGTGCCATCTGATCTATAGCTGCCTGACCTGGATCTCTAAATATTCTTATTTTTGTATCATAAGTATCAGTTGTAGCTGTACTAACAACTTTACTTCTAACTGCTCCAGGTGATTCTTTTATTCTAACTTCATTTAAAACAAAGAAATCATTATTATAACTTTTTCCACATTTTTCACCAGCAGTATAAGCTGAATATTTTTTTCTAGTTCCAGCTAAATCCCATTGTCTTACTTTATTTTCTAACTCAACTGTAAGAGTTGGAATAATTTCAAAGAAATCATATTTAAATAAACTTCCTTCAAATGGAATAGGTTCACATTGAAATAAACTAGCCCACGAAAAAGCTGTTCTTCTTTTTTTAGTAGCTAACACCTGTCTTAATGGATGCAAATCTTCACAAAGAGGATCGCCTTCTTTACGACCTAAAATATCATTTTCTTTAGCTATTGCAGGGAATTTTAATATTACCCATTCTTCTTCAAACTCTCTACCAGCTAATAAATCTTGATATACATCTTCAAAATTAACAGAGGGTTCTTTATCAAGAATTCTACCAGCTAAGTCTTTAACATCCCATCTAGTCTGAGTAAGGTTAATTACTCCTTTTTTACTTAAACGAGTTTCAATAACATCAGTATAAGTTTCATAAGCTCTTTTTTGATAAGCAGGACTACTTGCATCTAAACGGCCCTTATGTGGATCATCAATATTTATAAAATCCCCAGGTTTCCCTGTAGCTGCACCATTCATACCAAAAGCATCATAAGAACCTTCTTTTCCTTGAACTTCCCAATGACCCTTACTACTTGAAGTTTTACTTAAAGTCACTCCAAATATGTCATGGTTATAGCTTTCAAATATATCTCTTGCTTTAGCTCCCCAGCCTTTAGCAAATTCAGTTTCATAAGAACCATGCAAAAAATGATCATCTGGAAACTGACCTAAATAATACGAAGGAGTATATCTGCTTATTAATTGACTTTTTCCATACTGTGGAGGCATAAAAGTCATTAAACGATATATTTGGCGGTTTATTAAAAGTGTAAGTGCAAAATTAAGAAATTCCAAATGCTTATAATAATTCCATTTGAAACCACTAACTACTTGAGCATAAGCTCCTGGAGAGGTTCTAGCTGCACTATATAAAGCTTCCTTAGCAACATCATAATTATCATTGGCAATAGTTATCTCTCCTTATTATTAGGATTTACAGAATTTAAGAAAGATTGAGCATTATCCATATCATCTTTGTTTTTAGCTATTTGCTCAACAAAAATATTAATAGCTGGAGGCTCAGGCTCACCTTTCAATATATCAGAACGAGTTTTAATCATTTGATTTAATATACTCTTACCTTTAAGCTTAATTTTAGTAACATCAGCTTCAGAAGTAATAATCCCTCCTTCAGGACCATACTCTGGAGTAAGATTTTTAAGATCCACATCAACCTCAGCTAACTTATCAATCTCCTCATCTAAGGTATTAATATGAGAAGCACCATTTTTAATAACTCTATCAACATTATTTTTAGTAGCTACTCCTTTGTCAATAACTTCATCAATCTTAGGTTTTTCCTCATTTTTTTGTCTATAATACTCTTCATTAATTTTGTCATTAATTTTGTCAATATAACGCCGAATAGTTCTCTCATGAATATCTACTCCATGGTCTTTAAGAAGTATATCATGAATATCTTTAGCTTTAAAACCATTCTCAATCATGTCTAAAATAATATCAAACTTAGGAGAGCTTTCAATTAAAGATTTACGACCCATAATAACAACACCTAAAAACTATATTTTGACATTATTTTCTAAAATTCGGACACAATTGGACACAATTAATGACAAATTGACATTATAATAAATTATGAATAATATTAAAAGTATTACTAGAATTAGTTTAAATAATAATAGATTATTCAACTAGACAAAGCTAAAAATATAGTAACTCAAAATGCCAAGTAAAAAAATAACAAATCTAGAGGAAAGTCTTAAAAACCTCTGCCCTTTACTTCATCTAGTTGAATAATTTATAAATAAAATAAGTCTGTGGATTAGTAAGTCATATGTAATAAAATATGCATTGTTGAAAGGATATATTTCATATATGTAAATTTGTTTCTAACACCAGGCAAAGAAAGATATAGGAGTATATTTTTTTTATGATTCATTTGAGGTATATTAATAAATGATTTATTTCTTACTAATCCACACACTTATCCTAATGTAATAGGAATATCTTCCCTATTATCAGATTCACTATTAATACTAACATTCTCATGAATAAGACCACAACTAAGACAAACTATATCTAGCTTATCCCAGACTATTTTTGTTGATCCACATTCTTTACAATAATTTACTCTTTGATTGCAACAGCTATGTATGATACTTTTGATTTTATGGTTTTCATAATATCTTACTTTTAGATTGCAATTCATAATACTCAATTATTATTAAAATAATAAAATTGTAGTAGTGAGAAGAAATGAAGAATGTAAAAAAACTTTCCTTCTCATACCTTGGTGTTACGATTTAGAAAAAAAATAATTAATAAATATATAAATAAATTATAAAAATAAATAAAAAAAAATAATATAGCTATGATCTTAACATAGCTATAAACCATTTCAATATGAGATATGTTATATAAACAACTGCTGTTACCATAATTATAGTAGCTAAAATTATATCCATAACATTACTCTCCTTACTATAATTAATATAATTTTAGCCCTAACTTTTTCATTTCTTTTTCAACAACAAATAATTCCTCATCAAAATTATCTCTCATAGATTTACCAAGACTTAAACCTCTACTACCTAGATGATTATTATATTTAAATGGGTTATTTCTTCTAAATTTTCTCATTCTAAACATTGCATTTTCTTTTTCACCTTCTAAACTACAGACATCACTACAATATACTTGCCTATTAGTTTCTTTTGTAAACTTCTTACCACACCATTTACAAGTAGTTATAGTAAATCTCCAAATCATAATTAATCTCCAGTATATTCTGTACCATCAGTATTTAATCTTGGTCCTCCCACATATTGTTCTCCACCATCAGCACCATTTCTATTTGGAATTGGATTCTGTAATACTATTGAATTAATATTATTATCTATTTTTGGTGATGTCAATTGAGATATTACTTGATGCAACACTAAACTAACACTATCAATAAATGACTCATGAACACCATTATCAATTACATCATGTAAACTTAAAATATCTAATATCATATGTATTAATTCATGAAAGAATATTTTTTCTTGCATCTCTTTAGGCATATTACTATTTATTCTAATAAGTTGTCGTGATTCTATAGCTCTTCCCATAGCTCCAGGCTCTTCATTATTTATTGAAGATTTTTCAATTCTTATAGGAATTGCACCTATCATAATTTCATCAGGAATAATCATTGCATTACCTCTTCTATTTCAATAAATAATAATTTATCAAAAATATAATCAGTTTCAATTTCCAAATCATTTAACAATCCATCACTCAAAATAAATCTTGGACATTTGCCTAATTTTTTATCAATTAATACCTCTTTTTTTAATTTATCAATAGCTTGTAACACTAATCCAAACTCTATTATATGTACTGGTTTTGTTGGAGTAAACGGCAAATTATATAAATCATTATCTTTTAGTTTAACTTTACACATTAGGTGATTATCTAAATAAATATTATAAAAATTCATTATCTATTACCTCAAATCTTCATCTACCCATAATTCTACTTTTCTACGGCCTGCAAAAATATATTCTTTTCTATGAATTTCAGTATCTTCAGGAATGTTATGTTTTGCCATTACTTTTTTAAGAGCAGTTTTTGCCTGTTCAATTGATATTAACCAATCATGTTCAGTATTTTTATCAATTACTTTATCACATATTATATAACCTAGCATAACTACTCCTCATTTAACACCCATTCCAAACCTTCAGCAAAACCAACATCTCTTTGGTCAGGTACACTATCTTTAAATTCAGCATAAAGTTTTTCTAACTCTTTTTTGATTTCACTTCGAGTCTTCATTAATCTCACATTATAATATTTATTTTTTATAGAAACTATTACTAATCCACATAGAATACCAATTGGAAAACTATAAATTATATCATAAGAAACTCCTACACTATGTGCAATTCTAGATAAAACAGATGCTATTACGAAAAAATACATAATATTTAGATATTCATCTTTCATTATTTCTTACTCCAATTCCTTATAGCATAAAAATTAATAATTAAATTAGCTATAAATAATAAGGTTAAATTATATTCATTAGTAATGATACTTTGAAATAATAAAATACTATTACTTATTATCCAAATATAGAACCCTTTTATTGATTGTTTTGCATTTATAATAGCTCCAATTATTGCAAGAATAGTACCAATATAATATATTTCAATCATAAATCAACCTCCTCCCATATAATATTTTTAGCTTTATAAACTTTCCAATTAGGATGTTCCTTTTTAATGGCTTTAACTACAGACTTATTTTGATAATAATTTCTATTTATTTTATAAAGAATATCAGTCATTATTTACTCCTAATAGACTGTAAATTCTTTTAGCTTGTTCATATTCAAATTCAGCTTTTTCTCTTAGTTCCATTTCTTTAGCTAATTTATTCCTAACATATTCTTTGAATGTTGAGTCTGTGTTTTTTCCTGTTTGTTCTTTGCATTCATCATAGTATGATTTATTGGAATACATTTCTGACCTTTTTTTATATAAATCATATTTAGCTTCTAAATATTTTTCATGTGCTATGTCAATATTTCTTATAGCTATTGCTTCATTAGAACCCAATATTACAAAATATGGGCCTTCATTTTGAGATTTAATAACCTTTTTATTATGATTATATAATTCATCCATATCATTTTCATAATTTTGAGGAGTACTAATAGCTACATCACTAGAATTGGATATATTACTATTAATGCCCTCACGGAACCCCTCTTTAAATCCTTGTATTAATCCTTTATCTTCACTCATAAGTAATCACCCTCTAATTTTTCTTTGTAATCATCAATAGTCGCAGAACTAATAGCTAAATTACCACAATCACAATTAAATTCATTTATTGTGTTGGTTGGTTCTTCTGATATACACGTTCCACATATTTCACAAAAGTCTATTTCTTCAATTAAAATATCATCATTATCATCTATGTTTTCAACAAAACTACTTTCATCAAATTCAACTGCATCATCTATAATAACTATACTCTCTCTATTTTCTATGTTCATATTGTCTGCATTTGCAAAAGAAGCAGTAAACATGACAATTAACACAAATATAAATAACAATTTCTTTTTAAACATTTTAATCATCATCCATCATTTCTTTAACAATACTCATTCCTCTTTTAATAAGTAATACATTGGCTATGACTGCTCCAATTATTACTACTGCAATTATTCCAATTATTATTAATATTATTGTTATTAAATCCATTTTATCACCAAATTAATTTAATTTTTTCATATAATATTGATACCAAGACTTTCCTCTCTGTGATTTTTCTCTTCCACAGAAACATAAATCTATATCATGATACTTAGTACCTTTATTTCTAATATTAACCTCTCCACCACACTTATTAAAAGATAATTTATAATAATTTATTTTATAATTCTTACCTCTTGGAATAGGTTTATCATTCTTAGTAAACCTAACAGTCTTCTCAACAAGTATAGTCTTCTGCCTACCCCATTTATAACGACCACAAGTACAGTACCAACCTTTAACACGGTAATGAGTACTGTTTTCTTCTAGTAATGTTGGAGCATATTTTCCTTTTAAATTAACAACTTTCATTGGTTCTGCTTTCTCTATTTTATCGACTTTTATTGTCTTGTCTTGTTTCCCATCAGTAGTTGTAGCAAATGCTATTCCTATTGACAGTACTAATGCAACCAATAAAATTAATAATAATCTTATTGATTGCTTTTTATGCTGTGAAGGATCATCCGACATATTACCCCTCTACTTTTTTAGGATTTAATAACTCATCTAAGATTAGCTCTGAGAAATCATCAAAAGTTTTTAAATCATCAGGATTTAACAGCTTAATATATTCTATGAAATTAATTAATTCAGTTTCTAATGCACATTTATTATAATCAAATTTTTTTTTGTATTTCTGTTTCCCATCTGATTTCATAGTCATTTTATCCCCATAATTTCTTCTTTTAAAAACCACATCATATTAATGTTTTTTGAGCCTTTTTTTCTGTCACATTTTCAACAACCGGCTCTTTTATATCTTCTTCTGATTCTACATACACGTCTTTTGGAACTTCTAATTCTCCACTCATTAATAATGGTAATAGCTTATCTCGAAGTTCTGTTAATAAGACAATTTCTTTATTATTTAAATATACTATCATCATTTGGCAGTTTTGAAGATTCATTAAGAATGTTTCACATAATTCTTTTTTATCAGTGTTTTTAATCTCATTTTTAGCAGAATTAGTTATACTCAACCAATTATCATAAATTAATCGTTTTTCAGTATAGAACATACCTCTGTTAGTTTCATCAGTAAATTCATTTTTCTTTTTAAAATCTTCACGCAATTCTTTAATTGAATCTAACGCATCATTTATATCTTTTGATATTTCTTTTCCATCTTCCGATTGTTCAAATAATTCAGCCAATTCTTTTAAATCTTTAAAAATTGTTTTATTTATTGTTATTTTGAATTTGTTCTTATCATTTCTGATATTGTTTATATCATCTATAATATCTTCAAAACTACGATGAATGGTTTCAACTTCTACATAATCAATATATCGTCCAGTTTGTAAACTATAATCCTGTTCTATTACTTCTTTAACAAGTACTGTTTTACTGAAACCCGCTATGTCTATTTTATCATGAATAGCATTGTTTATATCAGTTATTTGTTCATCAGACAAACTACCTAATTCTTTATGATAAATCCTTGATTCGTGAGCTTTACTTCCAGTACCTCGTCTATTAAGCACTATTTTATCATCACATTCAGAGATATTAATAAAGCTAACATTTTCATTGTTTTCTTTGCTTAATAATAAAATACAGGTTGGAATACTAGTCGATTCAAACATACTCCCTGGAACACTTATAACTGCTTTAATTAAATTATTATCAATTAAATACTTCCTATAATCTAATTCATGAGAACCACTTAAACAATTATTAGGCAATATAAAAGCCATTTGCCCTTTATCTTTTAATTTTTCAAGTCCTCGGAAAATAAAAGCAAAATTAATTAATTTCTTTTTTACAACAATATTTTTAAATTTAATATCATTTTCAGATTTCAGATTAAAAGGAGGATTACTAATGACTGTATCATACTCAAGCTTTTTCACATCTAGCATATTTTTCACCGCACAAAAGTAGATAAATATTCTTATTTTCATTAGTTAATGCGTCACCTTCAATTATTATTCCTTCTGCATTTTTTAATACTAGATTAAATAATAAAGTAGAAATTGTGAAAGTATTTAATTCATGACAAATAATTTCTTTATCTTTTAACTCTTTTTGTAATGTTAATGAGCCAGTTCCACTACATAAATCATAAATAGTCTTTTCATTGTCTCGATTAGTTAAAACATTACATAATTTACTTAAACTAGTTGGCGTGAAGTCTTGTTTAAGTTCTTCTCTATCGCTTAAATAATATTGATAAATAGATTGTAAAAAATTAATATCTTCTTCAACAATAGCCAAATAATCATCATAAATCTTAGTATCGTTGTTTAAAACGATTTCCATAAGTTTTTCAGGCATTTCATCAAAAGAAGTTATGTTAAATATTTCTTTGACTTTTTCAGCTCGATCTTTGAACTCCATAATAAATCACCATTTCTTAACTACATATTGCATTATTTAACTCCTCTAGCCATGTTCCAACTATTAATCCCTCTTTGCCTACCTATTTTTCTTTTTAATTCGTGCTTTATCCTGCAAACACATAATCTCTCCTCTTTATTCATCAAATTCACAATTCAAAACAGCCTTAATCATATCATCAGACTGTAATTCCTTTTGAGCAGTGATAATCAACCTAGCCCCACACGTGTAATGTATAATAACATTATTATTGTTTAATTCGACATTATCAATTATTATATTGTTCATTTCTTCTTCAAATGATACTAATTCATTTTGTGTTAAATTCTTTAATGTTTTATTCATGTTTTAATCCTCCTTTTTATGATAATCTAAACATTGTTGATTATGAACAGCTACAAACTCTTCTAAGCTTAAATCAGCTATTTTTTCACCGTTTTCATTTATTATAGTTATTGTACTATCTTCAAATTCTAGTTCTTCTGATTGTTTTTCATCTATAATCATGCTTTTAACTCCTCATTTTCACCTAAAATCCATTTAAGGACTCTGATTTGATTGTAAAGTCTTGAACTATAAAAATCTGACTTCACTACCGCATATCGTGATTCAAATTCTTTTAATTTATCTCTAACTTCTTTTTCACTTTTCATTTGTTTTCCTCCTCACATTTCTCAAAATTATATAAATAAACAAAGCTTTCCCATGTCAAATCTTTATAATTTTCATGAACTGCTCTTAATTTATCTAACAAATGACCATGACTTAATTCTGCTAAGAAATAATCAAAATCAATGTTTAAATCACGACATAATAACATTGCATGTATTTTCCCTAATTGGACATACTTCATACTAGTACACTTAGCTAGGAAACTATAACTATTAGATTCTATCTTAACTGCTTCATGTAAAGCTAAATGCTTATCACTAATTCTAATAGTAGTGAACTCTTCGTTTTCTAACTTTTCCATATCTCCAGCGAATTTAATAACTTTCATAATATAATCACTCCCTATTTTCAATTTCCTTAATTGCTTTTCTATACATTGTTCTACAATCATCACTACAAAAAGCATGATATGTGAAATTGTAAATAAATCCTTTGTCTTCATCTGATTGTTTTCCACAAATTTCACATTTTAAAGGATTATTTATTCCCAAATCTTCACATAAACCCATAATTAAAACCTCAACAAATAAAAGTTATGTTTAAATTGTTTATAATTCTCGAAATAAGCACTAAACAATTCATTAACTAATTCTAATAAATTACACATTATTTTTTGAGCTAAAATAACTGGATGAATTAACCTTTCTTCCATAATAAGCTCTGCACCTTCTTTATCATAACCTGATAAATCAGTAATAACATCATATTTAATAATATTTTTAACAGCCCAGTTACATCGGTTAGCATATAAATAATGTAAATCCAGTTCAAATTCTAATCTAGTGACATCTTCACACCTGTAAGAGTCATCTGTTACTTGAAAATAATTAGTGAAATCATCTAAAAATTCTAATAGTTTATCAGTATTCATAGTCGATCAGCCCTTTTAAGTTCAACATTAACTAACATTCTAGTAACTTTATCATTAACAAAGCCTTTCCCTATTTTATTAATAAATTCTTTATTTAAAATAGGAACAGTAGCTATTAAATGTTCAAAATCACTTTCTCCATAGATTTTATTAATATCTTCATTAGTGAGTTCCTGGTCATTTACTAATAAAGTAATTTTAACTTTTTTATTAAAATTAACAGTCTTACTCATGGAATCACCTTAATAGTTAATTCATCTTCATTTTCAACAATTTCAGGATATTCATCACATATAATATGAAAAATACCTAAGGTATCGTATAATGTGACTGCTTTTTTTAAATCTAATTTTTTAGAAATTATGATCCAAAATTTATTATCCTTTTCTGAATATTCCAAACCAATTTTATCTTCAGGAATATCTAAAGCAGTAGCTACCATGATAATACAATAGTTTTTCCAATTGTTTTCTTCAGTTCTAAGTTTTTTTAATTCTTTATTCCAAAAATCTTTCCAAAAATCACTATCCCCTGTTTTAAAACTCGTAACTTCTTTTTTCTGTTTATCACAATAGAATAAATAATGTATTGATTTTTTAAGCCAATTCATTTAATCACCTATAATTCTGTATGAGAATCTAAGCTAGTTTGATGTTTATCTGCTTCACAAAACTTACAACCAACAAAGTTTTCTAAAACAAATAATGTATTTTTATCACTCATACTATCACCTAACAATATCTTATTATCATCAAGCATTCCTTTCACATAAGGGCAAGGAGAATAATGATATTTTTTTGTTTTTCTGTTTGCAACAAAAGTGTTTTTTTTTTGCTTTTCCATAATTTCCCTCTTTTTATGTATTACTTTTTTATATTTTATTATTATTATATAATATATATAATATAATAATAAATAATAATAATAATAATAATAATGCCTCAGATTAAGTTAAACCACAAAGTTAAACTTTTCAAAATCTATACTGTCTGAAAAAGTTAAAAGTTAAAGTTAAAAGTTTAACCAAATACAAAAAGTCGCTCGTAGAAAAGTTAAACTTAAAAGTTCAACTTTGAACATAAGCTATAACCTCTTTATATAATTGCTTAACATCAATTCCAATAGTATCTGCCTTATCAATCATAAACTCAAGCCTACCATCAATATAACTCTCAATAGATAACTTTTCAAATTCACCATCAGCATATTTATCCAGGGCAAACTCCCTACCAACCTTAATATAATCACTTTTAACATACTCTAAAAAACTATTCAACTCTTCAGAATATTCATGAATACCAAGTTCTTTATTTTTATCTTCTATCTGTTTTTCTAGAACAATTACATCAAGTTTCTTTTCTCTTAATTCCTCTTCAAGAAAATATTTTTCAACTTTTAAAATTTCTACTGGATCACTAATATGTCTATTAAGAAATTCAACAGCATGACGAACATTATAAGGAGAATCATCCAAAAGCTTTTTATCCTTTGGTTTTAATTTTCCACCAACTGATTCAGTATATCCTTGTCTCATAAAAAACCACCTATTAACCTGTTTTAAGAGACAGTAGCTACTGATTCTTCATTAACTTTTATCATAGCTTCAATTAAGCGAGGTTCAGTATTCATTAAGAAATTAATAACAGATAAGCAATGCTTACAAAGAAAACTACCTTCTTCTCTGTTTACTCCTCTATTAATGAAATCATCACAAGTACAACGGAATAAGTCATCTAAACAGCTAACTAAGTATGTGTTAGCTCCTGATTTAACTTCAATCTGGACCAGTTCATCATCAATATAGATAGGAGTAATGTTAGCATCACTTATTAGTGATGCTCTTTTAATCCTTTTTAGCAATTTATTTGCCTCCAGCTGTTAGTTTCCAACATTCCTCAAATAAATTAGGTTTAGACTCTCTAAGATTATTTAGTTCGTCTTTACGAGCTTTAATAATTTTTCTAACAGCAGTAGTATTAGATTCACTACCATGACCATTGAGATGGTCTTTAGTTCTTGTGATTATTTCACTTGCTAATTTATCATCTTCAATACCTTCAAAGTCCTCACCTCTAAATAAAACACCCTCAGTTTCATGTTCTTTATTTTCTTTCCCAGTAACAGTATTCTCTTCAGATTTTGATTCATTATGTGGTTCTTCATCAGTAAGATTTTCTAATTCTTTCCTAAATTTGTGTTGAACTTGTAGAAAATGCTTATTATCTTTTTTAATGCACTGATAAATTTCATTAACAATAGAATTTACTTTAATAATTGGTCTATTAGGTTGATTTTCAACATAATGCTCAATATTACAGTCTTCCTGGCCAATGAATATTAAATTCTTCTTTGAATTTCTTAATTCCTTAAAAATAGTTTTAAACCGTTCGTTACGATCACCATACTTAGACTGACCTTTAGAATTACTAACTATATCTTCTAAGAAACTTCCTAAACCATCAAAAATTACAGTATCATAATCATAATTTTTAACATCTTTAACAATAGATAAAACACTATTATACTCTATTAAATCAGTTCTCATATCAACTTCAGTTACATCATCACCTGTGAAATTTGTTTCATCAAAATCCAAAATAATAGGTTTTAAACCGTGTTTTTTACAAAATTTTTGTGCAAATGTAGATTTACCATGACCTGGAAGGCCATAAATCAAAATCTTTTTAGGAACAGTATTTTTATCTATTTTTTTAATTTTAATTGTCATTATATTAGTCCTCCTCTTTACAATAATAAGGAGGATCAACAGGACATGATACAAAAAATACACATGTTAAACACTCTTTTTTCAAATAACTCATTATTAGATCCCTCCTATTAAAACATGATAAGAGGAAGGAGTGATAGCTAAAGCTAATATAAACACTAAAGCTATCAACCCTATGGCTAAAAATAAATTAATTAATAGTTTTTCATTAGGTGAAAAACCTGTCTTTTTTGGATGTAAAGAAGGCATTTTTAATCAACACATTCAATAATACAAGAATCAGCTAAAGACTCTCTTCTATTAGCATTTAAAATATCTTGACCTTTATTATATAAGTCATGAGTATTTTCTTCAGCTAATAGGTCCATACGAGCATCAAACCATTTACTAAATGGTCTGCAATGGCCACATGGTCTATACCAGTTGCCTTTAGTGTCTTTAAAATCAGAATCTAACTCAATATGGTTAGACATGTTCATCTCTTTTCGTACATGATGGCAATTAGTTTTATGATAAATTTTTGTTCTTTTATTGCCAACAATAAGAGAATTTATTAAACTTTGTGAAGTCATATTAGCTCACCTCCTTAACAGGAGTGGCTTTACTGCCCTCACCAAAAATAGTTATTCCTGCTTGCATTATCTGTTTTGCAAGTTCGTATTCTTCAGAGCTTAGGATATGAAATCCTAATTCTTTTACTTCTGCAACAGTTAAGTTGCTTATATCTTGAGAGTTTACACCCTCATTACTAACATTCTTCAT